ACAAGGGGGAAGTTATTTATGATCGCCAGGTTTGTTGAGTTTTTTAGCTTGAGCCCAAAGGTCTTGTCGAATGGCCAACGTTTCATCGGAAACATGCCATCCGGTTTTTCCTACGGTTTCTCTAAACTTAAAAGCAATATCAACAATTGGCTTCTTAATGATGAGATATGGATAAGCAGCAGTAAGAATATCGAACAGCTTTGTTCCAAAGACAACGTATTTGTAACATTGCTTATGCCCTTCAATTTTTTTGTTAATAGTAAGATTGCCCTTGAAATGATGAATAAGCCAATCAATTACTTGAAGTTTGTATTAACGACTACAAGCCGCAATGTGTAATAATCTTTCAAACGATTAGTACCATTGGCTTTTTGTTTTTCAATACTAAGATGACCCTCTCCATCAAACAAGCCGGCAAAATATGCAAGCGTTTCGACATTCCACATGTTTATCCTTTATCATTAACTAGTTTATGGTCACCAGTATACCATAAATTGATTATAAATAATACCCTGAACGACTTAAGCGGATGGATACCCTCTTGGGTAAAGCGAAAGTCTTATCTCCAGAGGAAACCTGGAGAGGAAAGATCGAAGTGTCTTTCCCGCCAAGTAGTAAATAACTTGGTCATAAAAAGTAAAAGAATGTTATATGTGGCAATAAACCAACAAGTAACTTTGCAAAATCAGGACCCTAGAATGTATGGGGTCTTTAAACCTTCTCTGATTGACTTGGAAGCCTAAGGCATATGCTATGGCGACAGGGGGCAAGGCGCAAGCCAGCCTGAGAGACTGAGTGAGAGGGACTCGAAAGAGTATGCGACAGTCCGAACGAGAGCAACGAAAGGCTCTGAGATAAGCAGAAATGACTTATCCCCTTTTTAGGGTAACAAAATGGTACTGAACGAAACTGCAGAATTGCTTGGATTATCACTGAGGATAGAACGATTGTCCTCATTAAATCTTTCCTGATTGACTTGGAAGCCTAAGGTAAAAACTATGGCGACAGGGCGGAACTCGCAAGAGACCGTGAGAGACTGAGTGGAAAGACCCTATTTAGGGATGCGACAGTACCGAACTCCAGAGGAAACCTGGAGAGGTGACAGAAATGATCACCCGCTCCGCCATAGCTCTTTGAGCGACGGCGAGTTAACAAGTAACAGAATGGACCGAAGACCAAATAACCAAGGACATGTTGGCAGCCACAGCTACCCAATATGACTGCACAGGGGGTGCCAATGGAGACTTGCCAAGTAACGTTACCTTGTCTGACTTTGATACAGTAACCTCTGCGTTACTTACAAACGATGCTTGGATGATTTTGGACAGTATCGGAGCTGAGGATAAATTTGGGACCGGTCCAACTAGAGATGCGTATCTCGCTTTGGGTCATACCAATTTGTCACGTAACCTCAATAACCTTAATGGGTTTATCTCCAAGTGGAACTACCCAAATCAAAACGCAACACTCAGATCTGAGTGGGGTGCTGTAAACAATATCCGTGTGATGTTGTCATCGGTTGGACAAGTTCAGCCATTGGCATCAGCACTTGGTAATGATGTGTACAGCTTCTTTGTACAGGGTATGGAAGCATTGGCATGTGTTGAGCAAGATAACTACTCAGCACGTTTCTTGTACAGACCACCAGTGTATTCAGATCCTCTTTTCCAAAATGTAACTCTTGGCTACGTTTTTGCTGAAGTGCCTCGAATTTTGAATGATCTTTGGATCACTAACATGCGTTGCACAATATTTTAAGGAGTAGCACATGAGCGTAGTATTTTCAGGTAATTACTCAGGAACAGTTCGTATCCACAGGTGCAGATGTCTTTATTCCTCTGCCTTCTGGTGTCGATTTTATAAGAGTACAAAACAGAACAGTTTCATATGCTGCTGGTGGTGCCGGTGGCGCAGGTGCAGAATTCTTCTGGACCCGTGACATGACCGCAGGCCGTGGTACGATTTATACCAAGCTTGCAACCGGTATGCTTCCAGCAGAAATCGCAGCAGGTCAAGGGTTCTTCTACGTTGATACGTCCAACATCGCTGTTGGTCCATCCGTAGGGATTGTATCCATTGATAACAGCACTCCACCTGTTGTTGAAACAGCAAGTTCAGCAGGCCTTATTGCCAACTCAAGCATCGTTCGTATTTATAATACAGCTGGTGCTTTACAGTTTGGTGGTATGGAGTTTACTGTTGGCGCTATTGCTGATGCTACTCACTTTGAGTTGGCATTTGCACCAACCATCATTGCAGCTGCTGGTCCAGGTACATACCGTATCGTAGCAGCAACTCCATTTACATATTGGTACCCATCTTTACGTTACATCAGTGGTATTACTCGTTCTACGGGTTCTGGTGATGCTAATGCACAGATTGGTTTAACCGTTGTAACGATGTCGGTAACACATCCGTACACCGTTGGACAAAAAGTACGTCTTAAAATACCAACTGTAACCGCTGTTGCATTTGGTACAACAGAACTGAACAATGTTGAAGCAACCATCGTAGCTATTGGTGATGCAGATCTTAACGGATTTACCAACACCATTACGCTTGATGTTGATTCATCTGCTATGACAGCGTTTGCATATCCATTAACGGCAGACCCAGCGTTTACACCAGCGCAGGTCATTCCTATTGGTGAGCAAACCTCAGTAGCATTAAACCTTGGTCAGAACATTCTGGGCGATTCAACAGAAAACAGAGCAAAGATCGGTCTCTTGCTTAAGGGCGGAGCAACTGGTCCTGCTGGTGTTGATGCAGACGTTGTTGATTGGCAAGCATATAAGTCATTCAATAGATAATATCATTATCATGCTCTTGGGGGGCGTAAAAACCCCCTCAAGTTAGAGGGAGAAAAACACATGAGCAAAGTTGAAAATACACCAGTAGAAGCACCTAAAGTGGTTGCACCAGCTATCCACGAAAAAGCACATCTCATGAGAGATCTACGCATTGAAGAGATCAAAGCGCTCACTAAAGAAGATCAAAAAGAGTACATACGCCTTAATACTCCCCGTTGGAGAGAAAAGGCGATGACTGAAGTATCGGGTGTTTTTAAGAACCTGGAGAACCGAGGTGGCTCAGTAACCTTTAACTTTCCTGTCTTTCCTGGAGAAGATTTCAAGACATGGGAATTCCGGGATGGCCAGCATTATCGTATACCTTACAGCGTTGCTGTTCACCTTAATGATGACTGCTATTATAAAGAATACCAAGAAGTTAAGGGTGAGTTTGGTCAAGAGAAAGTCCACAACGCACTCCATAATGGACGCCCTAAATCGGCTAATATGCAGATGATGAACAAAGTCTATCGCTATGCATTCCACTCACTTGAGTTCAGTCGTGATGATTTGAGTATTACACGTAGTAGTATTGCTATTCCCGTAGTATCACCATAAAGGTATATCATGTCAGAACAGGCCATACTTAACCCCTCTTTTCAGCCCGCTATGCGTACCATAACATCAATAACCAATGATACAGCCGCAACCATTACTACATCGTTCCGCCATCAGTACATATCGGGTATGATAGTACGCGTCATAGTACCCTTTGGTTTTGGTATGACTCAGATCAATCAGCAGCAAGGAGAGATTACCGTTGGACCCGATCCTAGTAGTTTCACTATTGATATTGATTCGACAAATTATGATGCGTTTGTGGTGCCACCGGATGTCGAGCTACCAGATGGAACGTTTACTCAAACGCAATATGCCCAGGTAGTTCCCGTTGGAGAAATCAATGCTATATTGACGGCAGCCACACGCAACGTTTTGCCAATAGTTTAGCGCTCTAAAAAGGAGCCGGGAGATAGTATGGCCGATTCGACCTTAGCAGCTATTCAGAAAAAAGTGAGACGTATCACACGAACGCCATCACCGTCTCAACTTTCTGATGCTGAACTCAATGAATACATTAATACGTTTATACTTTATGATCTTCCTGAGAATGTACGTCTATTCTCATTACGATCAACGTTTACCTTCTATACACAGCCCAATGTAGACGTATATGCATCATCAACTAATCCACTTGATGCACTCTATAACTTCCAAAACAAATATATCGCTGTCCATCAGCCGTTCTATATTGCTGGAGTACCTGCATTTTTTACACAATACCGTGATCTGTTCTTTGGTTCGTGGCCCATGACTGCTACCATCGCTGATACAGCGCTGAGAGGCGATGGCGTAACAACGACCTTTACAGGAACGATAACAGCCCATCCCATGTTACAAAACAATGTTATCTTTACTGCCGTTAATGGTAATGGTGTATCCATGGTTATAATCGACTATCCAACACCCACTGACAATATTATAGGTGCTCTTGGTCAACCTAATGTCCCACAAACTGTTCCATCACCATTTGGGCAGATAAACTATATCACCGGAGTCTTTACGGTTACGTTCCCCAACCCACCAGCCATAGGCGCTATCATAACCAGCGAAGTAGTAGCCTATCAGCCGGGTAAACCCATCGCCGTACTGTACTATGACAATAAGTTCACGATCAGACCTGTTCCCGATAAATCATATGCAGTGCAATGTGAAGTAGACATAAGACCAACCGAACTGTTAAATACAGCCGAAGGTCCCGTCATTGAACAATACTGGCAATATATAGCGATGGGCGCGAGCAAGAAGATCTTTGAAGATCGTATGGATCTGGATAGTGTTGCTCAACTGATGCCTATGTACAAAGAGCAAGAGAACCTGGTTCTGCGCGTAACGCTTACACAATACGCTAATGAACGTACGCAAACTATCTACACGACAGGAAAAGGGTTTTATGGTTTTGGTGGCGGATGGGGCTCTGGTTGGCCTTATTGATCGGTAATTTGATGTTTTAATTCAATTAGGAGATAAAAAATGGCTCTTACACAAGTTCCACAAGCTAATCAAACGCTTAACCAAACCCAAGCACCGATATTGAATAACTTTGCGGTGATTGATGCTGGTTTTTCCAAGAACCATGTTGAGTTTAACAATGGTGGTGCAACTGAAGGTATGCATAATGCAGTAAACTATGTAAATCAGAATCCCGGAGCTGTTTCACTCGCTACTGGTGCATTACAGTCAATGATATATGCAGGTTCTGGCGTACTATCTGGTGAATCATCTGCCTTGTTCATTAAAGGAGCAAACTCATTAGCTGCAACCGTAGGTGTAGAGTTTACTGCTGGATCACCTGCAAATCCTGGCTTTGCTATTATTCCACTCATATCAGCAACAACACCTAATGGGCTTGTTATAAAATGGTTTTCGTCAACGCTCGTAACAAACGTAAATACACCGGTTAATCTGAATAGCATAGGCCCGAATTATACAACATTGTTGAATGTTCAAGTGAGTGTAACAGGGGCAGCAGGTGATACTAACGGGATTTATATTGTTTCAGCAGCACCTGCATCAGTTGTCTTATATCGTGCTAACAATGCCGCTGGTCCTGATAGAACGTTTTACCTGCTAACGATTGGGATTTAACATGGCAGATCGTTTTCTTATTGCACCATACGATAAAGATAATTACGCAGATCCTGGTATAATTATTAATTTAACCAAGGGGAGCGTAATGGCTAAGGTATACAAAGATAGAGTAGATACTATAGATATGATAGGAAAGCGATCTGGTAAATTATTGGTTATTAGTTTGCATAGAGATCATAACCAGAGAGGAGCTCAATGGTTATGTAAATGCGATTGTGGAAATGAAACAATAGCTACTGGTCATTCATTGCGAAGAACTGGTTCAAAAGCTAGAAAATCATGTGGATGCTTAGCAGAAAAAAATATAGAAGATACGGGAATTAATCGATTAATTAGTTATTACATGACGAAATGTAATAGTAAAAAAAGAGAATTTGGTTTAACGAGAAAGCAATTTATAACCTTGATTAAAGGCAATTGCTTCTATTGTAATATTCCCCCATCTCAAGTTTTAAAAAGATTAAAAACCGACAAGATCCAAGTAGTTTATAATGGGATTGATAGGCTTGATTCATCAATTGGGTATGTAAATGAGAATTGTGTTTCGGCTTGTAGGTATTGCAATCAGGCTAAATCGACATTGAGTATAGACCAATTTAAGGATCATATTAAAAGGATATACCAATGGCTTCAGATAGATTCTTTATAGGACCATATGATAAAGATAGTGGACTAACGAACAATGTTGTCCCATGGGCCATCCCGGATTCCGCGTTCAGTCAACTCTTTAACGCATATGTCTTTAGAGGAAGGGTAAGAAAACGATTTGGATCACGATGGATGGGACCAACACAGCTTAATACACGGTTACGTATAGCATTGAGAACAGCAGGTGTTCTTGTTGTCACTGATGCTTTTGGTGATGCATCAGGAACAGTACCAGGAACCGTCTTTGAGCCAGGGCAGATGTTCTCAATCGGCACTACTCTTTATACGGTTGTTACTGTTGGTGTTGCCCAACCTATGCTGAAAACAGATGCAACCGTAACAGCAACTTTTAGCACAACCAACGGAGCATATAACTTTGTTGGAGCCCCGGCATTAAGTCAGATCTATTTCTATCCAGCTCAGCCAGTTATGGGCTTATTGTCATACCAAGCTAACACCGTAAACGATGAACCGGTTATTGCATTCGATACCCAGTTTGCCTATGAGTTTACCGCTGGTGCATGGCAACGCTTATATCTTGAGGTAGCTCCAGGAGATTCAGTATGGACTGGGAACGATCTTAACTTTTTCTGGTCAACAACATGGTTTGGTGCCAACGGTGCAACCAAAGTATTCTTTGTAACCAACAACAACCCCAATGAACCAAATTTTATGAGAGCATTTGGGGCGGTTGCAAATACATGGCAATCATTCAGACCTCTTGTTGATGCCATCAACTATCTTAATGGTGCCCTTATCGTTCTATCGTTTAAGAACAGATTGATCTTTCTGAACACATGGGAAGGCGCAGCACAGCCGGGGGTAAACTATCAGAACAGATGCCGTTACTCACAAGTCGGATCACCATTTGATGCAGATGCATTCAGAGCAGATATCCCCGGTAAAGGTAACGCCATCGACGCATCAACCGCAGAAGCGATTGTCTCAGCAGAGTTTGTTAAAGACCGTCTCATCGTATTCTTTGAGTCATCTACATGGGAGCTGGTATACACCGGTAACCAAGCATATCCGTTTACATGGCAGCAGATCAATACAGAGCTTGGCTGTGAATCAACGTTCTCCGTGGTACCGTTTGATAAGTTCTGCATCGGTGTGGGCAATGTGGGCATTCATAGCTGTAACGGGGCCAACGTGGACCGTATAGACCAAAAAATACCCATGGAAGTGTTTAATATACATAACACATCAGATGGTCCCATTACGGGTGTATGGCTGTACGCGACTATGAAGTTGAACAGATTTATTGGACATTCCCCGATGATACACGAACAGCCGATGTACCATATCCCAACCAAGTACTCGTCTTTGATTACACCAAAGGTAACTGGGCAATCAACAATGATACAATAACCGTTTTTGGATACTTCTATCCACCAACAGGAGTATTATGGAGCTCAACCACGGTATCATGGTCAGATGACGACGTATGGGGTAGTGGCACATTGGGTCCACAAAACAGAACCGTCATAGCAGGTAACCAACAAGGATATGTATTTTTAATACAACCCGATGAAACAACCAACGCTTCAGTGTTACAGATCTCTAACATGACCATAAGCCCAGGATTTGTGCAGATCTTTTGTATCAACCATAATCTTGACGCAGGTGAGTACATTTATATCACCGGCATAGTAGATGATGGGGAGATCTGGAACGTTGCTTAATGGAACGGTACAGAAGGTATCGCTTATCGCGACGGTTAACTTGTTTTACATCAGCTATGATACCTCAGCGATGCCTGGTCAGTATCAAGGTGGTGGTACGATGGCACGAGTCAGCAACATCGATATCATGACCAAAGAGTATAACTTCTATGTTGACCAAGGCCGTAATGCCTATGTATCAAAAGTTGATTTCCAGATAGATAGAACAGCAGCAGGTCAGATACAAGTAGATTTCCTGGTATCAACCAACTTGGAGAGTATGAACGATGAGAGTGGACCTCTGGGTACACAGTCTCTTTTGGGAACGGGAACATTAGATACCTTTGCGTATCCAACGTTCCCTTTGAAGCATCAGCTACACGCTTATGGCATCCTGTATATCTTCAAGCAGATGGAGAGTTTATACAGCTCCACATATTCTTGAACGATACACAGATGCGTTCGATACCCATTATGAACGCTGATTTTACCATTCACTCGCTAATCGTGTACGCAACCCCTAGCTCATCCCGCATGCAATAAGGAGATACAATGGCTTTCATTATCGATCAGCAGAACCAAGGAAGCTTCATACCAACGACTGGTATATTCGAAGTCGGAAGACTCTTCGAAGTAGATGTCGACAGTCCTGAGTTTAAAGAGTTACTGGCGCGTCTGTACCAGGCGGTTAACAACATCGCTAACGTACTGAACATAAAAGATACAGGGTATTACCTGGAGTCCGAGTTTACGACCGGCGCTCTCTATTTCAACCCAGCATCAGATGATCCCAACAAGCTCAGACCAGTGTTCAGAAAAGTCATAGACATGGGTGCATTAGCAGCTGGTGTGACCACCGTAGCACATGGTCTTACTATTGGTACTACATGGAAATTTGTTCACATTTACGGTGCAGCTTCTGGAACCCCGAACTACTACCCATTGCCATTCGTATCAGCAGGTGGTGCAACCAATATAGAGGTTCGCGTTGACTTAACCAATGTTATAGTAACTAATAACAGTGGTGTCGTATTTACATCAAGTACCGTAGTCTTAGAATATGTAAAGGAATAGGAGTAAACAATGGATCCATGGGTAACACCAGCACTGATGGCTGGAGGAGCAATAGCAAGTGGTCTCTCAGGAGTGCTTGGACATCGAGGTAAATGGGGTCAACAAGCAACTAAAAGCCCAGAACAGTTAGCAGGTAATAGATTTGCTCGTACACAGGGTATGGCACAGATACAGAACCCCTACCAGGGCTTCCAACCAATAGCTAATAATGCAATCGGTCAGTTCAATCGTCAGGTTGTGCCCTCTCTTGCTGAACGATTCAGCTCTTTAGGGAATAACTCACTCAGTTCACCAGCATTTGGCTCCCAGATGCAAGGTGCAAGCGATGACCTACAAGAACGCTTAGCAGCTATGCAGGCTCAGTACGGATTACAACAACAAGATCTTGGTCAAAGGCTTTTTGGCATGGGACAGTCACCAGAGTTTGAGAATGTCTATACGGCTGGAGGAGACAACTGGTTATCAAGCATTCTTGGTAATTTGGGTCAAGGAATGGGATCAGTTGGAATGATGGGTGCTAAACAACAATATGGTGGTGGTCAACAAAATGATCAACTCATTAGACAGTTGATTCAAGCATTAAGGGGGTAATGTAATGGCAATAATCATTAATGATCCATATGCACGTGGCGGTGGTGGAGTAGCAGGTCAGAAATTTGGAGAAGTTTTGAGTTCGGGTTTGCAGCAGCTAGCTGACACAAAGCTAAAAAATATGGAACGCAGACGATCAGCAGCAGAGCTTATGCCACTTGTTGGTAACGATGCTAAGCTGGCGTATGCACTTTCGGGCAACAAAGATCTTGCCAATCATTATTTCAAGAACAAATATGCTCAACCACGTGCTGGGGCTGCTTCAAAGCCTATGGCAACCGCTGAACAGATTCTTCCCCTTGTTGAAGGAAATCGTGAACTAGCACAAATCTTGGGAGCCAATCCAGCGCTACAGAAATCTTATTTTGAAAAGAAGTGGGGGATTGGTGGTGGACGCGGTGGTGCAGGTCAAGAACCTAACCAAGAATTGAATGCTGGATTAAATGCCATGTTAGGCCTTGGGGGACAAGAACAACCTCAGCCGGGTCAACAACCGATTCAGACAATGGAACAGGCACCTCAAGGACTTCAACAGCCAATGCCAGGTGCGCAACAAATGGTTACTCAACCAACAAGCACTATTGGTCGTATGCTTCCTAAAATACCAGCTAATGCAACGCCAGCAGAAGCCTTTAAGTATGCTTCAATGATACAGAGACAAGCAGAACGTGAGGCTGATCTTGCAAACAAAAGACAAGATATTGAAGATAGAAGACGATTAGCTGAAGAAAAGAATTTAACAGCAGAGCAAAGAACTAAGCAACGATCAATCAATGAGAGCAATAAGCCCTGGAAGAAAGAACATGAGAAAGAGATGTTTATTGCTGCTGAACTTAGAAAAGAATACACACGTATACGCGAGTTAATAGCTCGAGGTGATATTGAATGGGGTTTGATTGCTTCCAAGAAGCCTACAGCGTTGCTTAATGAAGATTCTAAAGCATTTAATAAATCAACCCAGAACATTGCACTATTGCGTATGGGTATGTATAAAGGTCGTGCAACTGATGCTGCATTGAGAGCAATAGAAGCATCCAAGCCTAATCTTGCATTAGCACCGGAAACTAATCTTGATTTAGTTGACTCAGGAGAACAGCAACTTGATAGCAGAGAGCGACAGGATCAGTTCAAATCATATCTTATTGATCAAAATGGTGGACTAGAACCAGCAGATCTTGGATCAAAGGTTATGAGACTTGAATCACAATATGAAAAAGACCCACAATCAGTGGCTCATATTCTTGGTGGACAGCCATCAGCAAAGGAAATGGGTTCTGAAAAGCCCGTAGAACAAACACAGCAACAGCCCCAACCTATTATTCCAGAACAACAACAAACACAACCACCATCTCCACCACAACCAAAAGAAGAAGGTCCACAGTTCAAGCCTCTATCTGTAGAGCAACAACTACGAGAAGGTTCACTTAGAAAGGCTTTAAGCCCAGAAACTAAATTAGGAAAAGTTTTGCAGGCTGGAGTTCAAGGGCTAGCACGCGGAACTGAAGCAATAGTTGGTCAATTTGGAAATGCTGACACGATTTTGAGAGGTATTGGTAACTACATCTCCGGTGGGTATATTCAAAGCCATGGAGAAAAAAGAAAAATTGGTGAGGCTCCTCCTTCTTCATCAGATGTACGAGAAATGTTACGAGATTTTACGGGTGGCTATACAGAACCAAAAGGTCAATTGGCTGAAGCTTTCAATGATTTTATAAGCGATCTATCACACATATTTCTTCCGGGTAAAGCAGTAGGTATAGCGGCATCTGCGGGACATAAAATTGGTATGTTAACGAAAGTATTATTACCATTTTCTGGACAGACATCTCTGCAAACGGCAGCAACACTTGCTGGAATTGGGACTGCTGGATCGGAGACAGCTAAATCATTTGGTGCTGGACCCGTAGGACAGGCCATGGCGAAAATAGCCTTTATGACAGGATATGGCATTAAAGGCACCAATAAAGCTATAGACGAAGTTAAAAAAGCAAACTATAAAGGTGCTCAAAAAGATTGGCAAGATCTTGAAGTAGATGCAGCACCTATTGCTGAAGCATGGAAAACTTTTAAAAATAAAATAGATAAAAGTGCATCTCCCTATGCTGATAAACTTGCAGTTATTGGATCTAAGTTTGGTAAATCGTTAGATGAGACACTTCTTAAGCATACCAAAAGCGCTTCACATACACGTGAAAAGGTTCTTTTGCCAGCTAAAGAAGTTGTTGATCGAATTAGAGATGGAAACCAATGGATGTCATTGGCATCCCGTCCAACAATAGCAGAACCTAGTCGATACTTACCAAAGGAAATCAAGGAATATCTCCATGACTTCCAGGAATCTATGAGCTCTTCTCTGGTTAAGTCAGCAAAGGAATCAGATTCTCAACAAATACTTGATGGTCTATCGAAGTTTTCAATAGCTCAAGATATACATCGTGGTCAAAATGCTCTTGGAGATGTTGGTCATTTTCTTAAGCACCACGTAAATCTTAAAGAGGCATTTGAAAGTGGGATCGTTAAAGCTGCGTTTGCTCCTGTAGGATATCCTGTTTTGAAGTTAACTCGCGAGGGAGTTCTTTTACAAAACATGTTACGCCATAGTGAAGAAGCACGTAGTATGTATGCCAATGCATTCAAGGCAGCCTCAGAAGAAAAGCTTCGTGCCTTTATGCATCATGCAACCAAGCTGGATAAAAAAGCTCTTGCCTATGAAGAGCGCATGAAACAAAGAAAGAAATAGGGGCATAGGCCCCTATAATTTCCAAAGTCCCTCAACAGCCAGGATCAAGAAGGTTAAAACAAACCAACAAGCCAGTATTTCAATCATCGCAACACGTCTCGCACTTATAAAATCCTTCATCTTCAACGCTGATATAGTTATCAGTCAGTTCACCACAACGCTCACAGCATTCAGTTTCAATTACTTCTGGTTCAATTTCAAATGCTTTCATGCTCATCTCCTGCAACAGATCCAACATACGACAACTTCCACATGACACTGGCTGGTTTACGGTACATATCAAGATTAACGCCCTTGAGCTGTGGTATCGCCTTATAGTCTACGGTACCAGCTCGTGTTGAGCACTCATATTTAAAACCCCCCCCAAAGGAGTTTAAATCCCCACTCAGCTCTTTAAGCTCTAAGATCGCTTGATCTTCCATAGCTTCAAGCGCTTTTCTCTTCTGTTGCAGATCAAAGGCTTCCTGTGCCTTCTTGACCCACTGTTCGTTTTGTTTAATGAAATTAAGCATGTTCGCCCCCTCAGATAGTGTGTTATTTAGACTGTTTTTTATCTACCAAATCAATTAACTCAATAGCTTTATTTTCTGCATAAACGTAGGCTTCCAAAATCCTGTTTATATAAGTCTTCAATGATATATTCCTTTTAGCAGACCAGACTTTTAAATTTCTATGAAGATCTGAATTAATTATCACATTAAGAACTTGCTTAGGAATTACATCTTCAATACGTGAGTCTTTATTTTCATAAGTATTGTATTTAGGCTTATGCTTTTCTATGAGACTTCTTTCAAGGTCCTTGGCTTGCCCTATCGTTTTTGTAACTATGGACTCAACTATTGAGCTTGCGTTTATAATAGCCGATGCTTTTAACATAGATGTTCTACTAGAAAGATGACTCATACATCTTTGTCGTAGATTTTTGGCTGACCCAATGTATATAAAATTACCTTCAGCATTTTTAAAGATATAAACCCCACAATCTTCTGTAAGATTGGTTATCTGAAGCGATAATTGCTTAAGTGATTCTTCCATAACTATCTCCTTGGATTTCAAAGAACTATTAAAATAACTATATAATTAACTATATCTAAAACTATACAAATGTCAATCTTTTCTTTCAATCTCGAATGTTCCATGTTTTGCTAATGAGGTAATGAAAACTTTAATGCCAAACCCAGGCGTCGCCTAAGGGCTATGCCGGGCAAGAGGGAGAAAACATGGCAATCGCACGTACACGACAGAATACCATTTACGGGTTTCCTAATCCGTTAGCAAATCAGTTCCCAGAACCCATTGTAATGAACCGTAACCCAACAACGTTTGACCAAGGTGAAATTGGACAGACATGGGTCAGACCAGACAACAACACGGCCTTCATCTTGACCTCATCGGTTGCTGGTGTTAATACCTGGTCTACATCCCCTGTTGTCCCGGTTAACCCACTAAACCTTGATGTTATTAATAACCTTACCGTCGGTGGAACAGCAGTCGTAACCGGCAATATAACAACAGCCGGTACACTTCTTGGGGATGCTCTTAATATCACCAACAATGCGGTAATCGGTGGAACCTTGGGGGTCACTGGAGTAACAACATTTACTGGTGATGTTGTTGTAAATGGTGATTTTGATATCAACAGTGGAGATACCGTAACCATCCAGTCCAGTGCAAACAGTCCAGCAGCAGTACGTCTGTTTGCATCCAACGCAGCTGGTGGTATCACCATGGATGCTGGTACCCAAGGGTATACCATAAGCACAGCAACCAATGGCCCATTCAACGTACAAAATGGAACCGGAACCATCACGCTTAATGGTACCGGTGCCCAAGCAATCAACATCGGTACGCAAGCAGCTGTTGTTAAAACGATAGCGATCGGCGGTACGGGCGCAAACGTCATTACCATCGGCAATACCCAAACAGCTGGATCATTCAGTCTTGGTGCAGCAATGACCACGGGCACCATCAATATTGGTGGAACCGGTCTTCAAACTGGTACGGTAAACCTTGCAGTCGGAACGGGACTTCAGACCATTAATCTTGGTACAGGTGGAACAGGAGCCAAGACCATTAACATAGGTACTGGCGCAGCTGTTGCTAATCAGATCAACCTTGGTGGCACAGGCGCTAATGCCATATTTATTGGTGATACGCAAACTGCTGGAAGCATCTCCCTTGGTGATGCTATGACTACAGGTACAATCAACATTGGTGGTACTGGACTTCAAACTGGAGATATGGATATTGCAGTTGGTTCTGGTGATCAGAATATAAGCATCGGTAATAATGCCTTAGGTGTTAAAACCATCGAAATTGGTAATGATGTAGCAGGCTCAACTGTTGTGCTTCGAGGAGGCGCTGGAATTGGAAGTGCAATTGTTATTGATGATGGTTCTTTTGTTATTAGTACCGGGACTGGAGCACTCCAGGTATCTAATGATGCTGCGGATACAGTGGTCGATATATCAACCGGCGCTGGCGTTAAAACCACAAGTCTTGGATCAACCACTACAACTTCAACAACAACCATTAATGGTGGAACAGCTGGTGGAATAGTATTAAATGGTGGTGGTAATGTAACCATGGTACCAGAAACCGATACACAAGCATCACCTACAGCAACTTCAGTCATTGATGCTAATGTTGGAGTAGCTACTTTTACGGGCTTTACCACAGCATCAGCAGCTTCACAGGTGTTTACTATCACCAATGCCGAGATCGCTGTGACATCGGGTATCTTTGTAACTGCTCATAACGAAGGCGCTAACGATGCACAGATGACGGTTATGCGTGTTAAAGCAGCCGCTGGATCCATGGAAGTAACGCTTAAAAATAATGGTGCAGCAGCGCTTAATGGTAACGTTGTGATATCTTTCTGGGTGATAAGCTGACGATTGATATAATTAATCCAAACCCATATAATATCCTATCATTACAAATCTATTCAATTTAATCGATAGGATATTATATGGTTGGAACTTCAAAGTGTCCTGTATGTGGCATAGTTTTCAAATGGCGAAAGTCAAAAGATGAAAAACCAGCAACATATTGTAAGAAAAAATGTATGAATAGAATGGTTCATACGTGGAATCTTAAGGGCAGATTTAAATGGGATACCGCACCCGAAGACGAAAAGATTAAGAAACTAAAGGAACGTTTTGAAAAATATGTTGTTAGGCAAGATGGATGTTGGGACTGGAAAGGCTGTCTTCATAAAAGTGGATATGCTCCGATGAACTTCTATAACAATAAGCAAAAAAATGCTCATATAGTTTCATGGATCTTGCATAATGGTGATATTCCAGATTCATTACTGGTATTACATAAATGTGATAATCATAAATGTACTAATCCAGAACATTTATTTTTGGGTACTCATAAATCCAATACTCAAGATATGTTAAACAAAAAAAGGAATCATCCTGCTTTTGGGGAAACTCATACACGTGCAAAGCTAACTACACAACAAGTTAGAGAAATAAAAAACAAACTTGCTATGGGAGTAACTATGAAACGATTATGTGATGATTATAATATGAGTAAGGGCGCTATGTATGCTTTAAAACATGGCATAACATGGAAGCATGTAATTATATAAATAACTTTTCATAAAGGAACACTCATGGAAGCACATGAAGTACGTTACATCCAGCTCATTGATAAACACGGTGAAAATGGCGAGTTTGCTTATGTTCTTAAGGTGCCATTAAATGCACCATGGGAAACAGCTCATGCAGCAGCAGCCAACTTTGGTGCTGCACTTAAAGAGCTGGAAGAAAAGAACAAGAAGGCCATTGAAGAGGCCCAAGCAGCTCAAGCAGAGCCTGAACCAGTAGCTGCAGAGGTAGTTGCTTAACCAATAAAAAGATTACCCCAGGCGTCGCCTAAGGGCTATGCCGGGCTGAAGGGAGAGTAGTAATGAACTCATCTGATAACGCAATTAAACTGGCTTTTGAGCCGCTTAGAGAACTAGCAGCTGTAGACTTTGGGGTTGGATTTACTGCAATTGGTGATCCACTTCTCTATCCAGCTCGCATGAATATCTTCACTAATAATACTGAAACATCGATATACATCTCGCTTAATGGTGTTGATAACCACTTTGAAATAGCAGCAGGAACAGCATTTGTAGCTGACTGGAGCTCCAATAAATCCAACCAAGGGTGGTGTTGCGCTGATCCCAGCTGGTACCCAGTTCTGGGCAGATACCGGAGCAGCAGCAACAGGTAGCGTCAGTGTAGCCACCGTATACGCATCAACGTTTAAGGAGAATTCATTACATTTCGAATGTTAGGGGGGTACTATGTCACAGATAACATCTTTTGGGGGGCGGTGGTGGAGGCGGTGGTACTGATATACGTACCATAACCGGTAATGACCTTGTCGCGGTTGGTCCCAATCTACTCCATAATATTAATCTGGTTGGTCTCAATGGATTACTCGTTCAAGCTTCAGCAACCCCGAATACACTGGAAATATCATCAGGAACTATCGACGTTGTTCAAACCGTTGATGATACAGAAACAGCATTACTTACTATCCCTATTGCAGCATCACGAGCCATGACGGTTACCGCAACCATCGTTGGAAGACGAGCAGGGTTTGGGGCATCACTATGGGGATTTGTCACTTATGGTGCTCGAAGAGCAGGAGCAGGAGCCATTGCTGTTCCAGGAGCTGCGACTCTTACAAGTAATGATGGAGCTGGAACGGTGGGCGTTAGTGGTCGCAGTTGTTGGTAACAACATAGAGATCACCGTACGTGGTGAAGTTGCTACCATATGGGACTGGACTGGTACCTATAATACACTAACCCAAACATAGGAGTCATCATGGCCGCAAATCAAGGTTTTATATTTAATGGTGGAGAGCCATATGTTTATCAAGAGAATAACTCTGGATTCTCTGGTGCTTTGGGGATAGACGTTACCGGGGTATATTCAGTATCGGTTTCAGGAACCGCTGGAACACGACCTAACCCAACATCCCAGTTAGTTATAGACCCATTAGGCAATACAACCGTACGATCATCAACTAAAGTTGTCGCAGATGGGATATTTAATATATACATCGCTTTTGGCAGCAGGGGCACTCATTAACAGCGCGACAGGGATGTATCAACAGTAACTGGTGCCGCAGGAGAAGTATTGACCTCTAATGGAGCAGCAGCCCAAGTTTTCAAGCACTTCCAGCCGGAGGTGTAACATCCATTACAGGACTGCTAACCAGATAACCGCATCAGCAGCCAACAGGAGCCGTAACATTATCTATACCATGCTACTTTTATTGCTCCTGGTTCTATAGCAAGCACAACAACACTAGACCGCAGGTAATGGGTTTACCGTCACCACGGGCAACGACAACGATAACTCCATTAAGCACATCAGGTATCGTTATCAACAATGCATCGGGTATCATAACAACAACAGCAACCACCAACCATGCCGTGCAAGTTGGTAACGCCAGTGGTCAACTTACATCGCTTACTGTCGGTACCACAGGTCAAGTACTGATTGGTGCTACAGAGCCGATCCTGCTTTCGGGGCAGCTTCAGGCATAGCAGTCACGTCAGTGAACGGCACTGCAAACCAGATAACGAGCTCTCATCAGCGGCGTTGGTTCAACAACCTTCGACACCAGCCACGTTCATAGCTCCTGGAACCATTGCATCTACAACAACCCTTGCAGCAGGTAACTTAACAACCGCTGGTGTCGTACAGAACTCGGTAACGACTGGTATATTAACGTCATATGCAGCAACAAACCATGGCGTACAAATTGGTAACTCAAGCTCACACTTGCTTCGCTTGCAGTCGGCACCACGGTCAGGTTTTGATTGGTGCAACGGCTCAGATCCAGCATTCGGAGCAGCTTCTGGGGTTTCGGTTGTTTCAGTAAGTGGAACAGCAAACCAGATAACATCAAGTAACTCAGGCGTTGGTTCAACAACATTAAGTACTCAAGCACATTCATTGCTCCGGGACATAGCAAGTACTACAACCAATGCAGCAGGAACAAACTTCTTGTTGCCAACACATCATCTACACCGCAATTATTGTACGTTGGTAACCGTATTTTTCATGCGTTCGGAACAAACAACCTGTGGATCGGTGTTAACTGCGGGAAACTACACGTTGACGCAAACAGAAAACGTGGCAGTTGGTCCATCTGCACCACTTAATGCGATAACTTCGGGTAGTGGTAACACTGCACTTGGATCAGCAGCAGGACAGATACTTACCTCAGAGCAACCAATCTACGCCTTGGGTTCCAAGCGGGCTTAACCTAATGGTGCACAGTCCAATAACTATCTATCTTAATACAACCGTAACGTTGCTGATGGTAACACCTAAGAATTGGCCAAGGAACGGGTACCGGTACAAACAGCTTAACAGCGCATTTATATCATGGACGTATAATACGCAGTAGGAGCAACAGCTGGCGTGATTATGCAGATCATCAGATCAGACTTGGTGGACTTGCTGGAGCTTCAGGTACCGTTCTTGTTGGTGGAACAAAGCCAGCATTTACTGCTTTAAATACGTTAGCCGTCACCTCAATTGCAGGCACGGCAAATCAGATCACCGCATCTGCCTCTGTTGGCGCTGTAACACTCTCAACACCAAGTACATTCATTGCACCCGGAAGCATAAGCGCAACCACAGTACATACAACAACAACGGCTACTACATCAACAGCAGGTCAGTACCAGATCAATGGATCAGCCGTTCTGCATACTTTTGGAACGGGACTTGGTAACGTATTTGTTGGTAAGAGTTCAGGTAACTTTACGCTGACTGATTCAGAACATAATACCTGTGTTGGTGAACTTTCAGGATCATCGCTGACAACAGCAACCGGTCATAACACCTATATTGGGTATCAAGCTGGCAAGGTAGATGATGGTGCTGGAGGTTCTAATACAGCAGTCGGTCATAACGCATTTTTAGCGTTTACTGGGGCTACCCTTGCACGTAATACGGCAGTGGGGGCAGATGCACTATTGAGTGTTGTTACAGGTCGTAGAAACGTCGCAGTGGGGTATTCAGCGGGCTCAGCTCTGACCACAAGTGACTCGGATAACATACTGATTGGTCCGAACGTAGTAGGAACTGCGGGTAACAACAACCGTACCCAGATAGGCCTTTCCACAGGGACAGGAACATCACAGATCAACTCTTGTTTCATAGCAGGTATTCAGGGCATAACCGTAACAGGAACAGCAGTACTTGTGTCAGCTTCAGATCAGCTTGGTATAGCAGTATCATCAAGACGCTATAAAGACAATATCAAAGATATGGATGATTACAGCTCAAGATTGATGAAGCTCAGACCCGTAACATTCAACTACAAGGTCGGTGAAGATCATTCACTACAATCTGGTCTTATTGCTGAAGAAGTTTTTGATGTCATGCCATCACTGGTGGTAATGGACAAAGAAGGCCTACCACAAACGGTTAAATACCATGACCTGCCAGCGCTCTTGCTGAATGAGATCCAGAAACTCCATAAACGCATAGCAGCTCTTGAAGCGAGGGGATAATCATGTCTAATGTGTTATTAACTGGTACCCTCCCGTATGTGGGTACCAAGGCAGATAGTCCACCAAATCTATGGTATCGTAACAGAAGACCACAAGATGGTGGTATCGATATCGATTATTCAGTTGGTGATTTATGGCTGTATACAGACCCCTCCCCGGGGTCTAATGTCCAGGAGTTGTACTTTTTGGCATCCCTTAAAGGGAACAGTGCATCACTGGGTAGACCACTAGCCAAATGGAATCTGGTATCATCTGGTTCTGTCGGTGATATTAGTTCTATTTTAACAGACACGGGTGTCGTGGTGCCAGATATCAGCGGACAAGTAAGTTTGCTTGCTGGTGAGAATACCAATACACAAGTTGGGGGTACGCCATCAACAGTGCTGGTCAACCTGAATAGAACCATCCATTGGCCATCAACCAATGCAGCTGGAGATGAAGGTGTTATCTATCTTGATGCCTTTGCAGGTGTTGGTGGAGATCGGTTTCTTCATAACTATGGCGATGGTGGGGGTTCTGATAATAATACCTTCTTGGGAATCGATGCAGGTAACTTCACTATGGGAGTTGATGCACGAAATAATATTGGAATAGGTACCAGGTCACTTGCGCAAAATGTATCAGGAGCAAGTAATACCGCTGTTGGTGTAAATACATTATTTGAGCTTACCTCTGGTGAAGATAATATTGCTATAGGCAGAGATGCATTGTCAGAGTTGACATCAGGTTCCAACAACATAGCCATCGGATCAGAAGCAATAAAAACTGCTACCATATCCAGTGACAACATAGGTATAGGATTTGGGGCTCTTGATGTTGACACACTGGGAGCAGGTAACATTGCCATCGGTACTAATGCCCTTGGATCTAATACGGGAGGTAGCAACAACATAGCTATTGGACAGAACGCATTAGTAAGTTCAGCTGGTGGTGCTAACTCTATAGCTATTGGTATTAATGCACTTACCGATGAAACCTCAGGACTCCAAAACACAGGTATTGGCGGAGAAGCACTCTTTGCAATCACCACAGGCACCAACAACACAGCAGTTGGATTTCAAGCAGGTAACGCTTTAACCACAAGCGACAGCAACAACGTCTGTATCGGGAACATTGGAATTCCTGGTTCTAATGATACTAACTGGATAGGCGAAGAAGGTCTCAACCCAGGAAAGACCTATATAACCCAGATTTATAACATTCAACTTAATGATGTAGCGCACCCAGCTCATCATGGCTTTGTGTTGGCAGCTAATGATGAAAACCAGATCGGTGAAGTAGCACTCGAATCATCAGATGGATCAGTAAATATCGATACGATTTCTAATCCTGGCATTATAGACTTTACGGTTTCTGGTGGTGGAGGTGGTAGTACTAATCCGATATCGTTCTCAGCTATCCAGGTTACGGATACGGGTAATCAAGTTGATGGCTCTGAATATGCCATGGGTTCGGGAGTTATACTTACCGAGATCTTTGATGTTACCAATAACTTCTATCCCGGAGATGGAACCGGCGGAGCGGCGACGTTCACTGCACCGGTTACTGGTAAGTACTACATGGAGTTTTATGTATTTACTACAACAACAGCCGCTCTTTCAGTAATTTCCATTGTTGTATCTGGTGATGTATCTACAGCAAGAACCTATAAACTTGATGGTTCTCTTGCTGGTTCTGGAGCTGGTACATTTCATATTTACTCCACCGTTGCAGCTATGACCATAGGAGATGTAGCAACATTTACTATTACAGGAACCAGTGGTGGAACCAATGACTGGAAGGTGCTTGGTGATGGTGGAGACAACCTAACTCAACACGTATATCAGGCTTCCTCTTAACCGGTTCCAATGATCCCATCCAGATCATTGGCGCAGATGCAGGTTCAGCAACGGGACAACCGTCAATATCGTCGGTGGTAATAACATCAACACCATAGCAGCAGCAGATACATTAACAATCGATGTTTCTGGAACAACACAACATGCCGTACAGATTGGTGATGCAGCTGGTGCATTAAATTCATTGCCTTTGGGTACCGCTGGGCAGGTATTACCATACCAAAAACAAAAAAATGGTTGCTGGGGTTGATCCAAGTTGCGAAGCTAATAGTATCTTTTGCTAGCAACCCATTTTTGTGCGTATCTTCCACCGTTGTGAATGTAGCATACAGGCATCAACGGCGTTAATGCATTCCGGTTCAACGCTAGCACTTACGGAAGACTTTTTTTGACCCAGGTATTGACTCTGACACAGGCAATGGTGCGGATAGGGTGTTTTTTTCCTGCGCCAGCCGGACGGAAATTTATTGAGTTTACACTCAGTGCGTTTGTAACAGTGCATTCCCCAATAATTTCCCCATTTTCTTATTACCAGGCCTGGAGAGTCTTCTTTCAAGGATCCGTGCAGTCACATTTGTTACTAATCAGTTTAAGCAATCCAAACAGAGCTATCGTTAAATGAGGTAGGTAACCGTCTCGATTTGAACATGTTAGGATTACCTTTTAGTCTCTTTCTGACATAGCCCGGCAATGGTGACGGTTCAGTGTATATTCAACGTTTGTATCTGGAATGAGAATCGCCTTACCTGACACTTTGGTCACAGATTGAATATACTATGGACTTGCCTTCAAGGAGTGGTACACACAAATATGCCAACCCGGGCGGTTGTAGCCCTGGGGATAAACTGACAGTTGCTAGATGCCCCCGATGTAGGGCTTTTTGATTTTTCTTAAAGTTGCTATACGTTTTTTTATCGCATGTGAAGCTGCATCAAGATCCGAACCAAATATGCCTTGTTCACTAATATGATCTTCATAGTCTACTGCTTACATCATTCATTTTTTGTACTCAAGCACAATCATAGTTTAAGTTTTTTTTTCATCATGTTCTCATCTCATCAAATATGATAATGATATCATCTCTTTAGAGAGATCATCTAACAATACAGCAAAGATAAATCACCATTGGGCTATTCTTATAGATCAATGTATCAGACGTCAGGGCATGGCACCAGTGCATCTGTTTACCACCAATTGAAACAGGGTTCTTGGAAGTTATAATTCTCGATCTCCTTTTAAGTTATGGATATTTGGCATGGCTTCAATAATTATGTACTCTATGTGAACAAGGATCAACTGGATTTCGCTGAGTCTTCATTATCATGTTCCCTAGTTCCACAATTATGGTTGTTCCTTGCAGACATAAGAGTCAGGATGCAAATGATATATTCTGAATGATATCTAAAAACTAAACAACTCTTATGGTAATGATCGTAGTTTTTATCACTCATCGTGTCCTCTGTGTCGTAAACGTCATTATGTTAACGGTTTAAGACTTGCCTTTAACTTAGAGCAACTGTTCTAACGAATTGATATTTTCTATCGCAAGCTCGGCATAAGTCGTAACATTAACGCACATTAGATATAGGTTTTTCTATTCTTACATAAGCTCAAACGATAATCTTCATCCCAAGTCACATGTACCGTAATGGAGTTTATGCTGCTCTTCAACACGCTCGAACCTTTTAAGAATCATCAAGTCTGATTAAGACAGAAATCAACGGTTTATTTCTTTAAGCTTCACAATCCCTTCAGGTGTTTCATGTTCTAGGTCTAGGTCATTACATGATTGTGTCATTAATCGTAATATCTTTAAGTATTTATAGTTTCCTCTTTGGTTCATTTGCTTCTACTCAACTGTGGAATTTTGTACACCTTAATCAAATAAATATGCATACGCCAGCATACAACGAAGTACAAGAACAGAAAGAACATATCAAGCTTGGATCATTCTGGTGGTTCCTTTTTAAGCCATCATAAATAACGTGACATGTAGATCTAAAAGAACTCTTCTTTGATTGCCTTTATTAGAACGTAGAAGTCCGATGGCAATAAAAGAAAGGACCATCCTCAAGATTCTGATAACCATATTTGAATATCGATAAGAATCATGACGGTTTGCGATCAAATTTAAATTTAATCATTCTGGTTGACACTTGGTGTGATCTGTCACAGTGAAATCACATCGCCAAAATAGTTTCTTTGCATGTTGGCTGGCATTTACCACGGGCAATCGGGGATGGGATCTTCTTAATGAAAGGACTGCATCATAGAGGGATCTTGTGAGCACAGCTTGCCATAAGGATTCTGCGAATCATTCGAGGTACACAAGATTTATTTTGTTCCTAGAGGATATTGGTACCTAGTAATTCTTTTAAGATTTATTTTTTTCACGAATCCTTTAATCTTGAGTAATGCTCGCATTTTATCAGCGATAGTCTTCTTAAGGCTTCTATAATTTTTTTCTTATGGTACACCACAAGATTTTAAATCCATTTCCATTTATCCAACCATACCAGTCTTCCCAATATCCAACGAAACCCACTCGTCTCTCAGATGCATACGTAGAAGTACAGTGTATCATACAGATGATCCCAACGCTCTTGCACAGCGTGGCTGTAGCTTCGAGGGCGCCTGGATTTTGAATAAAGTGGCTATGCTTTCCGATAGCTTTACAGGCACGCAATACGCATCTCTACATCGGATTTGGCCCTCCGCCTACCACGTCAGGCGTAGAATTGTTTGGTATGGATGTTTGAGCAACTTGGCTTATTTCAGTTGGTTGTGCTTTGGCATCGGTAGCCCGTTACGAGTATATCCTATAAACATGTATTACTAACAAAACCGTCTATTCATTTCTTTCCCGTATATACTCGGCTGACAATCGTGCCCTAAAAAATAACCAACGGTTTTAGCCTTGGGGCTAGAAATTCAATGTGCTCATCTGCATCACACCCACTACAATACGCTTCCAGTGAGTTCTTGTATGGGTATATCTTCTCAGTACCCGGGGTGATGGCTATCTCCACATCACCCACTGCATTAATACTCATACCATTAAGATTTACGTTTGTTACCATGCGTTATCCTATTCCTCTAGTATTCCCCACGATTCCGGGATGTATTTCCAAGCAGTAACACCCCCTATGATTTGATTCCCGCTGCTCTTGTATAACCATACTGGACCGATTAACCTTTTAACTTTATACAGACTCGCCAGGGTTTCTAGCCCACCAGCATATTTCACAAGGACCGTATCACCTTCTTCTGGGAAGAAGCTTTTGTTTTCAGCCCTGGGTTGAGATGTTACACAAATCCACTCAAAGTTTCTTGCTCTAATAAGGTCTTGATTAGCTTCCATGATACCTCTTAAGACAATCATCAATAAACTTCTCATCACTCAGCTTGTGGGAGAACGCTTTAAGCAGAAAATCACCAACAAGCTCCCAATACGGATGCTCTTCATCTTCGCTTAATTGGATGTAATATTCTTCACCAGCGCCCTCTTCATCTTTGACACGTACTATTTGTCTATAGGGGGCTTTATCGTATCGTGTTGGGGGAAATACTCTGTCCATTGAAGCGTTCATGAATTTACCTCCGGGTTATCAGCTGCTTTTTGTATATCTTTTATGAACTGATCATACCCATTAGCTAAGTTAACAGCATGAGTATGATGCATACCAATAAAGTACAAGAGGGGATGGAGCTGAGCGAACGTATCTTGGATGGCAGTAACCACCCGTATCACCTCAGGCATATTAGTGTCATTGAGCTGTTTACCCCGGTGTTTATCCAGCTCCATATGCAGATCAAAATACTCTTTAGTCAGCTCTTGCTTGAGGGTATCGATCTCTTTGACCAGTGTTTCCATGCGGTTCATTATATCGACTCCACATTGGCGTCCTCGAACTCCAAAGCGTCCAGACCCTCGGGGATCGAACATTTCTTACATGACTCACAATACGTAACGGTTAAATCCAACGGATGGATGGTTGTTAGTACTTTACGTTCATGTGTTTTATTCATCGATATGACATGGATACACCAAATACCCATAACCAACGTCATACAAATAAACGCTGCTATCCATTCCTTCATTACCATGATATCTCCAGTTACTCTTTACCCATACCAAGCATAGCCCGGTACATATTCTTCATACAATACGTAATGGCACCACCACGTTTCTTTTGGAACTCTTTTTCATTGGGCATTGTATCCCATTCCATCAAGAGACAATGCGATGAGAGCCATTCTCCCGATGAGTGTATCAACTTCATCTCTATGGTACCCTCACCATGTTCATTGTTACGCACATCAAAAGTAACTGCAAGTTCGTTGGCTTCCAACGCTGGTACTGCTACTTCCATAAGATCCCCCAGATCAGCAGACTTGGAGTTACCCATACCAACGTTACCGGTGGGAGCAGCTAACTTCATGGAGCCCTGGGCTTTGCTTAACGCCATCGCTATTTTACCAATGGTTGCGCTTTGGGATTCTTTAACAACGTATGTCTTGGTGATACGTGGTTGTTCAGAGACTGCGGTCATCTGATCTGCTAAAAGATCTAATCGTTCAAGAACACCCTTGAAGGCTTTAGCCATATTCTCAACACGACCGTCTGAGACAGACAACCGTCCAGCAAGTGCATCAATCTCATGTTTAAGGTCAAGAAAATGAGTAAACATGTTCGGGGCAACGTCTAAGTTCTTTTCTTCCATTACATTCCCTCTCGTTTTAAGTACTCATCGATAATACGTAACGTCTTTGGTTTGGTGACCGTCTTGTTATTGCGGTCCATAAAGATCATAAAGGTGTTGTAGTGTATGCCGATCTCTTTGGCAAGCTCACCACCAGAGATTATACGCTTGGTGATAATCTCTTCCAGTTTGAGGCGCCATGGCTCAGTATCTATGGGGAATCGTGTATTCATGGGTTCTTTCGTGGTTATTGTTTAATATAGGGGCTAGTCCGAGCTACGCTCCTCCTGCAATCAGTATACCATGTAACAATTATTTAACAAGTGCTTGACACAATATAAATAATGTTTTATAGTTGGGTCATGAAGTTAATGTTTTAACCTTATGACGGAGAACCATCAATGATCTCACAACAAATTAAAGCGCTTGAAAAAGAGCTTAAAGATACCAAGTTCAAGAGAGACTTTGCCATTGAGTCAGCATCTCGTCTTGAACAAGACATAGCCGATCTTGAACAGCAGATGGAAGACATCATGCATGACCTTAAAAGACTCAAGCCAGAAGAAGACAGAAGATCACATTCATCCCTTAGATGGAGTAAATAACCATGATTAAACGCATACTATTAACTTTACTCATTAGTGCAGCAGGTGCTGCACAATTAAACGCACAACTCTTTGGTCACTCATCAAAGAAAGTAAACGCATTACGTACAGCTCTTGAGCAGATCAAGATCAAATACGATAACGCACTCATACAGATAGCAAATCTCGAGCTAGCGCTCGCTGGAGCAATAAAAGATGTAAACACTCACGAACAACGAATCAACGTGCTATCGTCAGAATTGTTGGTCTCTCGCACAGAGGCAGAGCAACTCAAGTCTATGGATGAAAACCGTATGCAAGACTTTGAGAAACACGTCAGCCGACTGCTTGAAGCAACCAAGAGACTGGAAGACTTGGAGAGGGCCATTGATGAAATGTCTGAACTCCCTTCGCAGATCTTTGGCAACCAAGATAAATAAGATATACTGAAACGTCTCCGTCACAGACAAACGCCCTGCAACATTAAGATGGTATGTTGTGGGGCTGTTTTATTAGCATAGGAGTTAGGGGAATATATGGCGATCAAGAGAAAGTATCATGGGTGCTGAAATTGGTGGGTTTAAGGTCCTTGAAAAAACACGTTTTTACTCACCACAGTTTTTTGATGTGATATGTCTATACGGCAATGAGCACACCAAGGATCAGCTTCAGTTCTGGATGGTTCATGATGGTAAGGAAAAGAGAATGTTTCGTTAACTTCAGAGATGATACCTTTAAAAAGATCAGTCAGACTGTTTTCTTTCAAGAAATATGGTATCTGGCAGCCCCTAGAACAAATGTTCGCCAATATTGGTGAGTTACTATTCTTGCTGGAAAGTGGATAGTGTTATCGCTCGTTTAGATGTGTTTTGTGATTGTGGTGTGGGGAAGGGTCTTGAGCTCTTCGACCACTGAGACGTGTTCAATCTCAGGCCAATTATGCAAAAGACGAAATAAAGCAACCCCCGGGCTGTGTCGCATCGCGGGAACTAAGATAATTTGATTTTTAAAAGCTAGTTTAAAGGGCCTCTTTTTACGGATTGCCCTTACTACACAAGACATACAGCACAAGGGTAAGAGATAGTTAGTGAAGCGAATTTAAATAAGGTCTTGACAGTATTCTTCATATATCTACCATCCTCTTTCCCTTATTGTACCTTGAGATTAACACCCATTTACCTTATTTACTGCATTATAGCTTGCCGGCAGATCGAGTTTATCAGAGGAGCGCAAAAGTGCTTGAAACTTAATCTAAACGTTTCACAGCGGCTTTTTTCAATGAAAACGTATACTAGCGTTCAAACGCCGTATCGTCCAAGAGAAAATTTCTAAAAGTTCACAGAAAAATACTGGGTTCTAAGATGTATTCAAAGCTACAACATTAAACGACTTTTTCACAAAGTTAGCCCACCTTTCAGATACGCCCCCCCCCCCCCCCAGAACAATGCACTTAACTACCTTATTTATATGGCGCAAACGAGGTACCATGGCTATTTGTTAGCCAATCGACGATCGCTCGTTATGTGGGGTGTGTACGAGAGTGGGTCTGTAAAAACACTAGTAACCTATGTTGACGATGTTAGGGCTTTTGGTATTTCTAAGCTGCCAGAAAATATCTGTTATGGCTTCAAGCCAAATTGGTGTACATGAATCAGCCCTAAGTTTTTTAAGCCAGAATCTTTCAGGAGCTGGTTTCCCGTTTTAAGCTCCGGAGGGACTTAAGAAAAAAAGTTCCACCACTATTCAAGTAATGAGATAGATATTAAAACAATATCAAAGTACCACTAGTAAGATAGATAACCAAAAAGAAGAGAGGAAAAACAATCGATGTCATGTCTGGTCCATCCCAGACCTACTGAATTTGAGAAAGGTGTTAGGAAATGTCGTCATTCTTCGTCGATTACGACACAACCTTCGGTTAGTGGAGTTATTAAAGCAAATATAACTAACCAACTGGGGAGAGATCTTTGTATCTGCCTTCCCTCTAGAGGCTTATAACCGTGTGGCAAGACCACTTCTTGTCCGTTCCACAATCCACGCCATGACCCGTTTTAAAGAAGTTTGTGAAAGTTATGCGTTGATGGTGTTCCACCAGGGCGTGAGACCCGCATGGCGGGAGATGTACGCCCAACAACGTCTTCAGGGGCCAACCAACCGATGCAAAAGATGCTATGTTTCGGTTTCCCCAAAAGGCAGCTGAGGCGCTGGGGGGATCGCTCGCGCACTTGTCCAACCAAAGTAGAAGCTCTCCCTCGTCTTGAACACGAAAGTTTTATTCTCAGGCACTACAGTACCGCCGTTCTTGATGATGACCAAGCACTACAAGGACGCAATGCTTCACGGCATATGCGTGTAGCTGTTGCAGCCATCGAGAAAACTTGCTAGACTTATTGGAAATGGGAAATCCCGGGACGTACTTCAAATAAGTGTTTTACAACTTTGCCGGTCCGAGGAGGTGTTTATTGATGCATTTGACCATGGTGCTTTGAAAGGGGAGCTGCCTTATGAATATCAACCACAAACTGTTTATGTCATCGTGGTTGGACCCATACCGCTCGCCAGGCACGACATATACATAATCGAGTATACGATTCACAATAGCACTCAACTGAATCAAACGCGTATCACCACTCAGAGGCCAACATGGCGACAAACCTTTACTTTCTGGCCCCGACTTCATCTTGATGTTCAGTTCTATATGCCCATCGCGGCCACTTCCCGTAAAAAAGCTTTCTATCATGCGTCTTCAAAAAGCCAAACCGATCTGGATAATTATAATTAATGGATTTGTGATATTGCCAATTACAATATTATCTAATGATGATATGTATTGGATCCAAGATAACTGCAACTAAAATGTTCGACAATACACCTCGAACTGGAATTTAGCTTTTGGAGGTTTTGGAGTGATTTAACAAAGGCTTGAAGCATCCGTTGGAGTGGGATCGTTTCATCATCCTATTAACCACGGTAATGTCTTGGCAGGAGAGTAATGGATTACACTTTTGCAGCCCACCAATGGTACATTGTAACAAGGTGAACTTTTGTTATGGCTGTTTGATGATTATCTCGAGTTTTGTAATACCGTGGTCTAGATCCCAGATTTCCCAAAACCATTCAAGAAGGTGTCAGATGGCGCGGATTAAGTCACAAAATACCTCTTCCTTCCCTGAAGATATGTCCAATAAAGATAAAATAACAGGACATGACGGGGTCCCTGAATTGGCTGCTTTAATCTCAAGTTCGAGACCTTCGCCAAGGATCCCTCCCCACTGAAAAGATTAAGTGGCTTGATTCATGACGTGGCTTTAGGGCCGAAGTAAGAGACTGTGAACAGTTTTGCTGATGTACCATTATACCCAACGACAAAACATTCGAGAGATGGCGTAAGGCTATTCCCTGAGTCGGAAACAGGCGTTTTAGGATCTGAAGGAATACGGATACATCGTTGCGCCGTCGCATTATGTGGGGTGATCGTACTCTAGTGGAGGAATAATTTCTTGCGGTTTACGCGGCATCAATACCGGGCTGAGGACGCACTCTTGGTCAAATTTATCCTGCTGACTTGAACGAAAGCCTCCAGCCATTGAGCCGCCTAAAGGCGATACAGTATGAGGCGGTTCTCCCGTCAAAGAGACTGGTAAGTACACGTACAAGAGGAAAGCAGATGCTGAGCAGACTTTAAAGCCAGGCTTATACTCGGTTCTATGCACGGGCCTTTGCATTGATGCTAATGGTATCGCTCTCCAATAAGCTTACTGCACAGATCACCCGACTCTCATAGAAATACTTGTCGACCCAAGAGAGTTCATGCGCTACGTATAACAGGAATTGGTAAACCAGATTGGAGAGGACGAGCATGATGGCAACACTGAGACAAAACCTCGCGCTGTATGGGAACGCTTGAAAGCCGTAATACCCCACGCCTATTTGAAAGAAATTGACCTCTTGAACACCATGACCTCAAACTTTGCTTGAAGCCAACTCAGTCGGGACTACTTTACTGAAGCTGATTGAATTCCTCATGCAGAGGTAGATTACCTTATGTCAACCAATCTTCAGCTTAAAGATAAGCTCTCATCGGACTCAAGGCTACACGTACGCCCGTCTTCGTACACTAAGGCCAAGTGATGGGAGTTGCCTCCATAGACTTTGAGCCAATGAGGCTAGTAAGAAGAGCTGTTTTGAGGCCCATCATCAACCAAGATCGTATCGTACCCTTACGGCGTAAGTTCTTAGCTGATCTGCCTCGACGTGCTGGCAAAGACAAGTTCGCTGGGCATGTGCAACTATGGCAAGCATTGCAAAAGCCCTGCTTAGTTGTGTACTGTTCTCCCAACGTTTACTCAATGCACCGAGGTAATATGGGGGACGGTATAAGATCATCCAAGGTAAATCCTTTTTGTCAATGATTCCTCACGCAATGATTGCCAAGCTCAACCTGCTGAGATGAAAAATATCCTTTACTAATGGCTCTGTACTCCAGCTTGTGGGGCTCGTCGAATTAACGATTCTGCTCTTGTTGGAACGAACCCTTTCGCGATTATTTTCAGTGAAGCTGCTCTCATGGGGATATCTATCTGTAATTTATTTATTTATGTCCCTCCCATTCTGGCTGCGCGACCAGGGCTGGATACTCACTGCAGTCCACACCTCGCGGTAAGAACTGCGTTCTTCCAGCTGTATCCTGTGGCTACTGATAGCTGGATGACTGGAATGGTCGCGAAGATGGGAAGAATTTGACCAGGACCCAACACATTGCTCCCCGATGTCTTGCGGCCCAGAGTCGCGCTTCAAGTTAGTGAAGATCTTCTCGAACAAGAATATAACGTATCATTTTCCAAAGGTATTGAGGGGTTCAGTGTATGGTAGGTCCTTGATCGTGCTCGTCTTGAGGAAAGAATACATCTGTCCCAGGAACCCGTCCGAGCTTGTTTATGTAGCCATCGCTATTGGTCTCAAGGGACCTCCGACGATGATCTTCTATCAATTTGCGGCGAAGCACATGACATCAATAAAAATAATTGATTGCTATTTCCAACGCGGGGTAGGATTGGACCATATTATCTTTCTATTATACAATCGAAGACTCTTACGATATGGGAGTTCTTCGCGCCGTTCGACTTGCAGCTGCGAGAATGGGGCGGGGTGTGCTTAGGTGTTACTCGTTTTGAGAAGGCCCGACTACTAGACATAACCTTTACGATGACTTGACCAGGTTAAAGTTGAAGAAGGACTTGACTCATGTTCTTACGTGTTTTGGAAACTCTATTTCGATTCATGTTAAATTGCAAGGCGTTACTTGATGCCACTCGAGGAACTATGTTGGGAATGGATTTGAAGAAAAAAGGCAGATCTACTCAAAAGCCGTCGATACACACATTGGGCTAGCGATTACGCTGCGGCACTTACGTTATCCTGTGGCCAGTCACTCCCTAAAGCCAAGCCGGGTATGACCGCAACAGACGTGATCGTTGATGCCAAGGCTATTAGCCCTTTATGGAAACCAGGGTGCAATTGCCTGCGCTTCTTTCCAAGGACGAGATGCGTTACAACAGAAAACTCGCTAACTCTTGTATTTCAGACCGTTGCATTCTACGCTGGTAAAACCTTCTTTAAGGATTAGCTTAACAAGGGACACTCCATGTTTGATTAGAACTCCCGATACTATTACGTCGGCTACAATGCCATCAAGCACAAAGTTAGACTCTGATGACGCAGCCAACCAGGCGATATGCGAGATCTTTTGAGTTAGAAGGTATGCTTGATGTTCGCCTGGAAACTGGTGTATTCCTCTTTGATGGCAGATGGTCACTCATCCCTGGCCTACTAACAACCGTGGTCAATGGTATTTTTAACCGTGTCAGACCTTTATGTAATATGGTTTCGGGTGATACCAACGGACTCCGTAACCGAAAACCCACCCTCAACAGTCGGCGTACCGCTTGAGAATGCAGACCACAGGACCGCAGATCCACTTACCAAAGTCCTGCTGTTAATGCTACAAGAAGAGAACGTTCTACGAATCCATATCTGAAGCATTCACCAAGGCGCTTGTGTTTTACCGGTATGAATCTGTTGCACGTTCTATCCTCGGACTTCGTCTCTGAAATCCCGTTAATGGTGACGTCAAAGTTAGATAATCTACCGTTCAACTGCCTTCTTTTATTGATCCCTACCTTCGCAAGCTTGATCTGTCCGGACTGTAACTTTGTCTGGCGTAGATCGTATATGACACATCTCGGCGGCTGCATCCCTCCTACCAGAAACACTATGAAGAGATCATCGAACCTTTTCCGGTCAATCCTACGGGAACCGCAAGAGATGGACGCTTTCAGTTACCTGCCTGAATCATACGCCAGGACACAACAAAACCGTCTTGCATACGAATGAATACTACTATAGAGCGTTCCGTAAACACAAATTACTCGTTGATAAAGAGCTGGTGAAAAAATAGAACGTCTCCTTCAAGGACCAACTCGACATTGAACGATCCTTCTGGAGAATCCCCAAGTAACCCATGATCGCACTGAACCGCCCATCGGTTCGTCTTTTGTATCTTGGTGCACAGATCGTGTCTTCTAACGACGGACCCCAACCAATCGCTGGCCTTGATACTACCCTTTGTGCCGTGGTTGGCTTTTATAGTGCGTGAGCCCGATTTTCTACAACCGAAATACATGAATTCTGTCGTTCTGAGAGATCCCCTGCTTCTCTACAACCGTAAGAGCATATGGCAGCTGACCTTGAGAGAATCCGTTCTGAACAGTGGTGGATATTTAAAGAGAACGCAAGTCAGAGACGTTAGCATCCTGTTCCAGACCGGTCCGGGCGCGATTATTAATCCCCTTAAGGCAGAGGCAACAAATGACCCGATATTCAACAAATACAAACCACCGCAAGATACCACCATCACCACTTTCAAGCAGATCGACCTGTTTACAAAGAATTCAACAGTGGGTATGCCGTATCAATGAAGAAGCTTATGGGTTCTGCTATTGACGATAAAGCCGGTATCCTCTCTGTCTCTACGCCAAGGTTCTGGGCTGACAACTTTACAACCGACTCCTGTTGATCGTCTCGATTTCTCCCAAAACCTTCTTGGATGCCTCTGCCTTCCAGATCGGTCACGGGTAACTACGCCCCCGCGAAGGTGGCGTAAACATGCTTGAAGCCATGAGCCCGCGCCATTCGTCTACGGTCCAGGTCGTTTGGGGATTACCATTGTATGGTGGAAGCAGGATTTAATAACACTGAATCACAGAAACAATTACAATTTGCACAAGTTAATTACAGCTTCAAGAGCGCCTTGGTCCTGGGTATTGCCCGCCAAGACGCTTATTGATGCCTGCTACTCTACAAGTATAACAGACAGCTTATTGATGACATTGAAAGCCCAACAACAACACAACAACAAGCGCAACAAGCACAACAAACAATCCGAGGCGATTGCCGGAAACAACAAGCACGTATCCAGCTTTTTTTTCACAAGCACGTGCCGTTGCTGACCAGGGACTTTGGACTGTGAACGTGTAATCCCGCGTTGAAGAGAACACCAACTGGCTATTGAGCGACAATCTAAAGCCAAGTCTGAAGAGTCACAGGCTTATACTTGATCGGCAAGGCGATGCTATGGACATTGAGGGTATTGATATAGAGCATATGCATCAAACTGGTCAGTATTCTGCTGATGTGGCTAGGCAACAGACCAGTAAAAACCTATCGGCATTAAAATCTAGTACGTAGTGTGGTTTTCTTATTAACTCTCTTTTCGGAGGGCCGTTTATGGCAAATGAGTGTTTGGTTAACGCGCATCTAATTGCCCGGATGTAGGTAGATCCTCTTGATATCCAGACGATCTGTGCGCGTTGTCTTGAGAAGTATGTGCAGAAAGTCCAAGCAAGATACTGGACTGAAGACTCTTAACGTGTAATACGTTGTGTTCCACAAAGATCCATGCTTAAGCCTCAGAAGCCTAATCACTTCTGGTGATAACCCTCTCGTGCCCACGCAGCAAACAGAACAAGATCTTTGCGTAACCAACTTGCGTTGGTTAAATAACCAAAACCAAGATTTGTGTAAACATCAAGAGAGCGTATCTTGCGGTTCCAATGCTGACTTTCAGGCTACACCCTTGGTGCACACTCTCGATTGTAATGCCACCTACGATGACCCCTTCATCTTATGTCTGGTACAAACACTGCGCGCTTTAATCGCACCAACCGAGCAGACTTATTGGGCGTTTAAATGTATTTATTAATGCATTTGAACCTTTTTCTGGAGCTGATCTCATAACCGGTATCCCTAGTTGGTCGTTTGACACGCGCTATGTGTAACAACGTTGCACGTCCAATCATTTGTCTGTACCGTTCTTGTCATTTGCTACGATGTTAAGGCTTTGCATTAACCTGCGACCTTTCTTGCTGGCAGTTGGCGATATCGTTACAGCTAAGCTTAGGTGCTGATACAAGTCCTGTTTTCAGGCCTTGTTGCCTATGCAGGGACCATGATGATTCGTGGTGGCCCTTTCGCCTCTGTTTGCAGGAGCCTTCAAGCATGTCTATCATCTTGAAAGTCAGGCCTTGCAATTCCTAAGGTGGTGGAGTGGAACAGTTACTTGCGTTCCAGTTTGCGCTGCAACACGTTTCCCCTTGTGAGGTTGTTGTTGGGCCACGTGGTGAGCCTTGGCCCAGTTGTTTAAAAAATCACTCCTAACGATGTAGTTAGAGGTTGTCGGGACAGCTTCGCGAGATTGGCTGTCCCGTATTTTATAAACCTTGTCCGTCTTACGCTTTGAGCTATGACGTGACAGTTACTACGAAAGGCCTAAATTGGCAAAAAGATTTCACGGTACAGATGCAAGAATGCAATGAAAGAAGGCAGCGCATGGATTCACGATGCTAATGTCTAAGCCCTTGCAACCTTCCAACAGAAGTTATGTGATAAAGTTTGGGGTTCTCAACACCGGCTGACTGGCGGGCCAGCAAAGTTCTGTATGAAGTAGCACAAAACACAGATCACAGGTGCTCGCGATGATCGTAATCGTCTTACCAAGCCCGTCATAGTATTAATGCCACAAAAAAAGGGGGGGGCCAGGATCGGAGGGCATAAGAAGGGCACCAAGATTGCGTATTATGCCCTCTTAAAAACACCCAAGGATCAACAGCATAAGACTCAACTAAGCCTTTCTAAACATCTCTCTGTATGAGTGGTTTAGGGATAGTTCAACCGTCACAGTAAGGATTAATTATGATTCCCCTACCAAGATGTCTACAAAGACAAGAGAATGAGCCCAAGATTCATAAGTGCAAAGGTAAAGGAATGCCCAAAATGGCCACTGTAAAGGAACCTGCCAAGCAGACGAAGATCATGAAACAGGCCATGCATGAGGCAAAAAGCTGGGCAAAATGCACAGTGGGCTAAGAATGCCCTGTGGTATACTGAATAAGAGGCAACAGATAGCAATTGCTTTGGGCAGAATCAGCTTGTCCTCCTAAAAAAAAGACACGTAAAAAAACGAGCATAACTCTCAGTCTTAGTGTTCCTTTCTACCTTTTTCCCCCTGTCACTTACTCTTGTGCGGGGGATTTTCTTGTATATAGTGATGCAGCGGAGGAAAATCATGAAAAAGACATTCGGAACTCATGTTACTTGAACACACGATCGAAGAATTTAACCTATGGATGATGATGTCAATTGATTATCGGCGTTGCCTGGAACACGATATCATTGGTTATATCGGTTTAACAATGCAGCATACAGAAAGCCTAAAAATCATACACTTTATGCCAACAAAGACTTTTATGTTGTCTTGTTGATACTTTAAAGAGAGAATGTGCTGATACACCCAACTTTAAAGTTATTTGC